CAGCACCAGGACCACCACCAGGACCACCAGAAGCGCCACCATTACCAGAACCACCGAAGGTGAGACCGTTACGAGCGACACCGCCGCCGCCGCCTCCTCCGCCGCCACCGACGCAACCATAGCGACCGCCTGTACCACCTGAACCAGTACCAATGCCAACACCGTTCTCTGCTTGAACACCAACAGGTGGACCGTTACCATCGGATCCAGCACCACCATCATATCCGTCACCACCAGCGCCGCCACCGCCGCCTGCTCCAGCAACAATAGTTGATCCTCTCTTTAAAATGGAAGATGCACCGCCACCTCCTCCTGATGAGTCCGAGTGACCTTGACCACCTGTTCCACCACTACCAGAGTGACCATTACCAGAACCACCACTACCACCAGAACCACCACCATTACTACCTTTACTTCCTAAAACTACACTCCAAGTGTAATTTAAGAATGTAGACATTTGATCGTTTCTAAGTGATACTGTTAATGCACCACCTCTTTTTCCTTGTCTTCCACCACGTGCATTACCACCTTTTGCACCATAAATTTTAAATGTTACATCAATAGGATTGCCTATATTTCCAGTAAAATTAAAATTACTGGATCCAGTAGAACTAATTGTTTGACTATATGTCCCACTTTGTCCACCAACATATACGTTAATACCTGGCGATCCATCACCAATTGGAGTGAAAGCAGTTGGTGCGCCATATCCACCACCTGCAGGATCATTAGGATAATCAACCGCTGGCCAACCATCACTGGTAACACCAGAAACACCTTGACCACCAGGAACACCACCAACTCCGATAATTGCTAATGATCCCTGATTTGAGAAAGATCCAGCAGCACCACCTTGTCCGCCTGACGCTCCATTGGTTGCTCCACCACCACCGCCACCACCGCAAGTGACCCACGCCTTAGATCCATCACCAACTTTTACAACGCTGTCTCCTCCGTTATTACCAGAAGCAGTACCTGCAGCACCAGAACCACCGCCGCCAACCATCTCAAGAATTAAATTATCTGGAGTTCCACTGATATTAGAAAAACCGATAGTGTAATTTCCAGGAGTTTCATATAACCATTCATCCGAGAAATCATAAATTGGTGTGCCACCAGTGTTTACATTTCTTCCACCAATTACAGATGCACCAGTGAACACTAATGAAATTGGATTAGGAATATATGTTAAAAACTCATATGTACCAGCACCTTGTGCTCCAGATGCCAGATAGAATTGATCATTATATGCAGCAGTTCTGTCTTTTAAAGATCCACCACCACTTCTGCCACCTTCATAATCAAAAACATCATAAGTTGCAACAGTATTATCGGTGTTAGGAGCTCTTAGAAGTCCATGTTTGTGTGTAAATACCTGACCAGTTGTTGGATACCATCTAGTCAATCTTCCCGAACTATCGCGATAGTCTTGTAGATATCTATCTCCAGATGCTTCGGAAATGTATACGTTTGATCCAGGAATACTATGGTATACAACATGACTGTGTTGAGGAACACCACCAAGTTTGGTGTCTCTCATTGTGATAGTAATAGTATGACTGCCAATAATATCAACGCCAGTTGTCTCAATAACTTGATCGTATCCAGTCGTAGTAATCCTACCCAATGAAAAATAATCATCTTGAAGGTTCTGATCTAGATACCATCCGCCTCCAATTGTTCCAACTCCCAATGAAGAGTTTCCGATATTAGGAGAGTTATTTCCATATACTGGACCATTACCAACAATTTTCTTTGCAACAGTATCAGGAACAGCAAATGTACCTAAATTAGAATCTCCCCACCAATCCATTACATTATTCTTACCAATCCCTACGATAGTTCTACTAACAGGATCAACTCTTACACGAAATGTTGCTCCACTTCCACCACCACCAGTAACTGTGACAGTAGGAGGGGTGTTATAATCATAACCAGATCCAGGATTAGTAACAGTAATCCTCGTAATAGTACCTGTTACCAAATCTACTATTGCTTCCGCTGTTGCAACGATAGGATTCGCAACTAAAGGAGGATTTAATGGTGGTGCCGTAAGTGAAATTGTTGGAACACTCGTAAATCCACTTCCTCCATTAATAACATCAATACCACTACTAGGATTGCCACCATAGTCATTACCAATAATTTCATATAATGCTGGGTAATCAGCAATATTATATTCAGATCCATCACAATACAAATATCCCTCATGGGTATATGCTGGATCATCTCCAGATATATAAGAGTTTCCTGTTCTCTCGTTTAATCCTGGGTATTGGTTAGCATTATCTCTAACAAAACTATGGTCATACGAATTTTGCCCCGTCTTAAGATTTGGGACAATAGCTCCAATAGGAGTAGTATCAACTAAGATATCAGTCAGATAACCTGTTCTAGCATTCCTGTAACTTTGCGCCATAACTTAAATCTTAATTAAATACTCCATGATAATAAAAGGAGCACAAGCAGAGTCAATTGAAACTGATGAATCAGATCCAATATCCATTGTCGTAACTAGGTTTTCGGGTGGTACAACAATTGCTCGTGTCTTCACTTTATATGTATGATCATTCGTCTCTAAATCAATACGATGAACATGCTGTGTAGGATCATTACCTGCCTCTCTAGGTAAATCAACAGTGTCAGTTACAGAATTCTCAATGTCGGTAGTGCAGCGAGAATCCTGATAGTTAAAGTTAGACTGTAATGGCACTACGTCGTATATACTATTTCCGTTATAATCATTGGGAACACCATCACCATTCTGAACGTAAGTTGCAGGAACATCATTAGAACCGTCTGGTGCTGGATTTTGGTTTTCAGTAATAAAACATACTGGAAAAAGTCCAAGGTTAATTTCAAAAGTATTTGTAAACATTGCTACATTACTGTTATCAGCAGATCCATCCAATGTATTTCTATCAACAGAAAATGGATTGTTGTTCAAGCAATTATATTGATATAAATTTGTTCCACCATTAGGTTGTTGTCCATAACCAAAAATACAACCACCATGATAGATTGTTTGTGCTAGACCAGTGCCCCAAACAGGTTGCCCAGAAAACTGTGTTCCCGCATTTGGATTCCACTGATCAATAGCAAGACATCTCATATCTCCACTACCAGGAATACCACTAGTGTTTGTAGTTGCATCTAACCAATCTTGAATAGGAATAGTAGAAGCATTTACATAACCAGTTTGACCTTGAGCAAGTGGTTCTGAGCTTGATGTTTCATTTGTTGATCTATTTCTCGCTCTAACAGCACTATGAAAGTGAGTATGTGGGTGAAGTGCGTTCTCTTCAACACCTTCCGTTTCTGTATAATGAGTAGCACCTGCATAGGTATATGAAGGTCTTCCTCTTACAGAAATTTCTTGAGAAGGAACGCTGATTTCACCACTGTAAGTGATTCTTACATTATCTCCAATTGCAGAAGCAGCTTCAATACCAATACCAGATCTACTAATTTCAGTCCCAAGATCATTATTCAATCTAATATTATTATACAAACCAGCGTTAGCACCAGAAGTAGGTTCTGGGTATTTTGAACCTAAATCTGGCGTCATGAATTGCGAATCACTTACACTATCAATTGCAGTTCCATCAATATTTCTTCTAATAAATTTTGTATTTTCACCGACACCTAAAATTGCAGCGAGGCGAGGATAATCTTCAGCAAAATGTTTTGTCCCGTCACATTTTAAATATCCAGCAGGCAAATTTCTTGCGTTTGCCCCATCTTCTGGATTTCCATCATATTGTACAGGCCAAATAATAATCTGACCTGTCAGATTACCATATTTTGCTCTTTCTTGGGAGTAAATTACTGCCATTAGTATGCTTTGATTATGAATGTAACGGTGACGTTTGGTTGCGATACATCACATGCTATATTTAGAGCATTTTCAAGACTTTCAGCAACCAAAGAAGATCCATCTGCATCTGATGCAGTATGTGATGGCGGTGCTGCCATAGATCCCATGCCTTGAGCAACTTCAAAACTACCATGATTATGTGCTCTGAATGCCTGGTCTAACGGATTTTTATTTGCAGCACTAAGATTTAAACTAGTTGGCCAAGAACCATGTCTAAATTGCAAATCATAGGTTCCACTTACTAAAGCAGGTAGAGACAATGTAACTTCATATTGATTTGTAGTTTCATTCAGTTCAACAGTTTGAACTTGTGCTCCCTCCCTAAGTACATCATATTTTTCATCTGGATCTACTGGCGTAACATACATCAAAGGAGTGATCCTATCATATTGAACCCAGTTATCAGGGAATGTTCCATATGGTCTTGTAATGTCAGTTCCAGCAGGAAGAATAACTAAATTAGTTGCATCTAATGTACAACCAGTAACTTGAAATGCTGGTGCTGTCTCTGGATCATCAACCAAACCATCAGCTCTAACAGGAGATCCTGTTTCATATCCAAAGAAATTTGGTCTACTCCTAGTTATCATTGGTCTTGGGAACATACCAGTGTGGCAGGGAGTAGCATGAGTTGATACTGGAATTGCATCAATAATTTGGTCTGTAAATCCACGTCCGAATAAAGTTTGAGTATAAACATCACTAAATTGTCCAGATCCACGATTAGAACCAGAAGACCTCCAATTATTCTCTCCAGCAGGAACTTGACTCCAATAATTTTTTCCACTACTATCAGTGATATACTCTTTAAATGTGTCACATCTAGGAAGAGTATCTTCTTTTGAATTATCACCATAATATGTAATTTGAGTAGTTCCTGACTGCCATGTTGTAGGTTCGGTCTCTGCAAACTGACATTCATTTGGACCTTTAGTTCTACTACACTGGTTTGAACTACTCGCATTACCAGTCATAACAATGCCTCGGTCAGTTCTAAAAGGCATTGCACCTTGAGCAGAAGCATTAATTGACGCAATAGAATCTGAGTGACCGTGAGATGGAGTATGATTAATACCCAACTTTCTATTCAATGTGTAAATTGTTTCTAGAAAGTCTGGTGAAGTAAGAACCATACCACTAAATTTGAAATATAAATTACCAGACAAATTTAACGTAAAATCAATATCTGCACTTGCAGAATGATCTTGTCTAATAGCATATGTTTCACCATAATCACCAATCAAATCTCCATACACACTTCCATTTTCATCATATACAATAGGACGAGGATCTCCCTGACCATATTGATATTTTGGATCCGAAAGGTGATAATTCTCCAAGTCCATCATGACAGCATTGGAGATATTTGGTAATCTAAATGTTGCCTCAGTTCCTACGTATGGAAACTGATAATGATTGTTAGAGGGATCTGTCATGTCCCCTCCATAAGTATCACCTAGGACAGATGCTAACAGAGGATAATCCGCAGCACTAAGTGTTTGTCCTGTACAAACAATCCATCCTTTCGGGATATTAGAGGCAAGGAATCCCGTGCCTCCATCCCCTCCCCACGGCATGATGGTGCCAATTTTGGCAACTCTCATGCTCTTGATTGAGTCGTAGTATGCAGTCATTTGTTCTAAATTAGAGTTCCATCAACCACCAACCGCGAAGTCCAGGTGGAATTGTCTGTGCATTTGTAGATCCTTCAATATCAAGCGTACCAACGTAAAGTAGACCAAATGCAGCGTTACGAGTTTGAATAACAAGTTCTCCAGAATCCCATGCGGTGGTTAAAGTTCCACCAGATCCAGATGTGAGTCTTGATCCAGCAGTATCACCCTGAACAGGTGTAGCATTATTCTGAATCTTAAGTGCTCTAATAATCAAACTTGTGTTGTAAGTTAGATTACCACTGAGTTCAATAAATCTAATCATATCACCAGTTTGAGGATTATCTGGTAGGTATAGAACCATGTTGCTACCAGAAGAAGCATTGATAATGTAGTTATTATTGACCTGAAGTGGATTATCAGTTTGCTGACCAATACCAGTTGCAGGATCATAACCAACATATGTCTGTCTTCTACCACCATTACCAGTCCAGTATTTCTCAATACCAAACGAGTCAATAGCGTTGTTTTGATAGATTCGGAAGTCCTTAGCACCCTCTGTGCCACCAACACCTGCGGCACCTAGGTTATCAATATGGAACATGACTTCAGTATCACTTTCATCTGGTCTAACAAGACCTTCTTGATAATATCTTTCACCTAAGAATACATTACCTTCACGGTTTGTGACTCTGAATGATGTCTCAGTAGAACAGATACCATTACTCTGACAATCATCATAGTATACTTTTAGATCACCATAGAACGTACCACCACCCTTAAGAGTAAGTCCGTTTGTGCCATGTACTGGATCTTCAATTGATCCATCACCTGCGTGACCGTCATCGTTCGCGATTGATAGGACAAGAGTCTTACCATCAGAACCATACATTCTAAATGCACCACTATAAAGAGTGAGATCATCAAAGATTTGAGTCTTACCACCGTTGTATAGTTGTACTGGTTCTGTAGTTAATGTGTTTGGATATCTAATCTGCTTAGGCAGTTTAATTGCATAGAATACATCTAGAGATCCATCAACACTATCAGCAACGAAGAATTCCGTGCCGATTCTCATCATTGTAAAGTAATCAAGTTTCGGAGAAATTAGATCAGCATTACGTAGAGTTAACTCTAGTCTAATGTCACTGGTATTTGGTGTACGTGCTTTCTTAGCAATTGCACGATCTGCGCGAGTTGCAGGTAGATCATGTAGGAGAGTTGTAGTCTTTTCATACTTCTCAAGTTTAACGACCTGAGTTCCTGCAGCAAATGTTTGTGCAGTAGTTCCTTCAACACCTCTACCACCAGTTGTATATTCAGCGTTGCTTGATGTTGGGAGGAAGAATGCTCCACCAGCGGTATATGGATCATCAGTAACCCGAATGATCTCAATTTGTTGATCAGTGATGTATATTGCAACCAAGTCACCCTTGGTAAACGCATCAATATTTTGAGTAATTTCAATGTTTGATGTTGATGGTACAATTTGTGCAGCAATCGTTGCAATTGGACCAGTGCTTAGTACAGATTGAGGATCAAATCTGTATACAACACAAGTATCCGAATCTGCAGTGTAAGCAGCAGGAGATGTACCAAATTGTTCTGCGAGGAAGAATACAGTACCATGTGTGTTACCAATGCTGGTATCACCTGTGCATGTATCAACTTCAAATGTGGTGACAGGGTTGGTAGCACCATTTGTAATAGTGAGTTTATTATTAGTTGGTGCATTGACAAATGGAGTTGTGCAACTACCATTGATATTCAGTGTACTGTTAAAGACAACAGTTTCCGAATTGATAATTGTGTTACCATTTGTAGAATCAATTTCAAATACAGTTTCTTCACCAGCAGTATCACATCCGTTTTTGATTTTGAAAGTTTTAGGAACTTGGTCAAGTAAAGTATTAACTTTAAATACCTCACCGATATCAAATAGGGCGTTGTTTCCGCTTGATTCTCTACCAATAATTACGTAATCAC